CAGTCAAAGACAACAAAGTTAAAGACTTCGCAACATCACTCAGAAGCAAGGAATTGAAATGAGTCGCATCGTTACACCACAGGGACGATCGTTTATTCCTGATGAATGGTGGTCAGGTTACGATAAACACGCTGAGCTAAGAGAACTCCTCAAAGCTGAGTGTATCGACTTCGATCCTAAAGATTTTGTAGTGTGTGGTGATATTCCACCAACACGCAATATCAAAGAACTCATGAGACGAGACGATCAGGGGCGAATCAGTAGTTGTGCTGGCTTCGGTATGACCAACTCCGGAGAAGTAACATACTACCTTCAAACTCTGAAATGGCAACAGTTCAACCCAATGTGGTCCTATCGTCGTGGACAGGAAGTCAACAACATTCGTGGTGACAGTGGTGCTACTATCCACGGTGTTGTTAAAGCTTCTAAGAATACAGGCTTCCTGCCTGAAGACTTCGATAATGATGGTGTTGTAGAAGTTCCATACCGACAAGACTACAACATGACCTATCCTCCTAACGCTGCTCAGATTGCAGCGGATTGGAAGATTGGTTATTCAATTGAGCTTAAAGGCTTTGATGATATTCTTCGATTCCTGCAAGCTAACCAAGGTGCTGTCATTGTTGGCGGTTCATGGGGAAACTGGAGACCTAATGCAAGAGGTATTTGTACTCGTTTTGTTGACGGTGGAGGCGGTCATGCTCGCTCATACGTTGACTGGATTACTATTGATGGGGTAATCTATCTGGTAGAGGCTAACAGCCATTACGAATCCTACGGTGACAAAGGATTCTCTTACCAGAGTCGTGAGTTCATCGAACAACAGGCAATGAGCAATTTCACTGTCACTATCGGCGTATCAGATCTTTCTTCACCTGAACCACGAGAAATCGATTGGAGTTCACAATGGTTGCTTGGATGATACTATTGTCGCTCATGTTTGAAGGATATGTTCCTCCTGATTATGAGGATATCGATTACAGTCACCTCACAAAAGCACGAGAAGTCTACAAACAAGTTCTTTCTCAGTATGCAGTCAAGGAAGCTGTTAAGGAAGAGAAGAAGAAAGATAAGTTTGAAGTCAAATGGAATCAGGTAACAGGTAGTGCTCCTCAGGTACATTATCTTGTCACTGGTCCCAACTGTGCCTACTGCATTCCAAGAAAGAACTATTTGAAGTCTCAAGGTATTGCCTTCACAGAGATTTCAATTGCAGAAGCTGCACAACTAGGTCAGATCGTTACTCGCATCCCATTTGAATTCGATTACTCCGCTCCAATCAATACACAATCAGCAGAAGTGCAATACGCTCCATCTGCTCATGTGTTTCTTGCCACTCTCACAGATCATCTGCTCTGCCAATCCAGTAAAGACTACACATACTCTTCACTATTCGAAATTGATATTGATGCTCCCGATGCTGTTCCGGGAATGATCAACACGTTAATGAGTGGACAACGCTGGACTAACGGTGTACTTACAATTGACTGGAACGGTAAACGAACAGTCTCTATTGAGAAAGACAAAATCGTATTCTCACCACCACCTACTATCCATGCGAAGAAAGGCATCTTCAGTTATTCCACATCTTTGAAACAGCTAACAATCAAAGACAGTGGGAAACGTATTGAGGCGGAACTTACAACCTGTCCAAACCTAACGGTAAACTTCAAATGAAAATGACTGTTGCCGAAAGTATCCTTCAGACGTCACTACATACCAGTTTCGGATGTAGTGACTCTTTCATATCAGGTCTGACACGTTCTCCTTTCTTAGGCTCAGAACACGTTAAGAAGTCTTTGAAAGAAGCTAAACGAAAAAGAAAAGCCTGTGACAAAATTTATCCTGTATTCGTTGAACTAATGCGATCAGGAAAAATCAACACCTACAGTGATTTGGAGTTACAAACATCCATTGCTGTAGGTTGGTTTGTATGGTTCTTCATCAAATGGATTGCTCCACAAATCTTAGCCTATCTATGGGAACATAAATCCACAGCGGGTTATTGACATAATCGACTTTCCCTGTATAATGCCAACTTCTTTCATCAAGGAACCATCATGTTAGCTGAAACTGTACACAACATCACAGATCTTGCACCATGGGCACAAATGACAGCAACAGGCGTAGTATTGGCAATGTTCGTATGGATGATAACCAAGTGGTTTCCACAACTACTTGAACGGCACGACGCTGCACAGGAAAAGACAAGAGAACATTTTGAACGTATCCTTGATAAGATCGAGACAAACAGAGAAAAAGAGAACGCAGGTAGGCATCAAACTGCTAAAGATGGTCACGATGCAGCTAAGGCTCTTTCCCATGCTGTTGAAAACAATACAGCAGCAATTAATAACCTCTCTGCAGTTGTGAAAGCAACGACATGAGTCTGACAGCACTAATCGTAACAGGGGCTATTATATTCCTCGGTATATACGATCTTGTTGTTGTTACCTTCAATTTAAGCATCGGTAGTTCAATTAGTCGGTTCATGCAACGAACAGCCCTACGACACCCTGCTGTTTCCTTCTCAGTAGGGTTTGTATGCGGACACATTTTTGGTTACATGGCTCCTGAGCCAGAAAAAATCAAAACCACTGACCATGTCTATACTCCCGGTAGTGGCTCATTCATTCTACCACGTTAGGTCTGCCATGCTAAACGGATATCAGAAATCTCAACAGTTACAGCTTACCGGAACTCCTGAACAGATTGTTCCTATTCTGCAGGCGTTAACAGTTGATAAAATTCCAGTTGCAGAAGTTATTCAGTTCTTCGATGAACAGAATCTTGCTGAACATGATCCAATCGATAATGTATGGCAAGGATCACTGATTGATGTAATTAAGCATCCAGCTTCACCAGAACCTGTAGTTGCTGGTCTCAGGGCATTGTTTGTCCACATCGGAAAACGTACATCTGAAGCAGTCGATACAACAGATCCGAGTATTGCTGTTCAAACTTGGACACTTCTGAATGTGCTTATTCAGATGGGCGTAGTAACCGTAGAACAGCGAGAAGCTTTCTATGCTTTGGACGGTGGACGTCCTTATGCTGCTTTGACAGTAGAAGAGTACTCTGCACAAAAAGTTGCAGCAGAAGAAGAAGAAGCAAAAGATATTCTACGTAGTCATCTGACTACCTTACGTCAATCATTCGATGCAAAGACAAATGTTGCATTGGAAAATATCAGGTTAGGTAGCATTACGACTTACGCTGAACTTGTAGCTGCTGTTCAGGTTGGAGAGTGATCAATGCCTGTTCCAGCATTTGTCGCATCTGGTGTTGAAGCTTCCGGTGTAGGAGCAATTACCCCAGCACTTCCTGTTGGATGGGCTGCAGGACATTATATGCTGTTAAAAGTGGAAACAGCAAACCAGTCTGTTTCTGCTCCTGCAGGATGGACGGAAGTCCCTAACTCTCCTCAATCTACAGGCACTGCCGGTGGAACATCTGCAACACGTTTACATGTATTTGGCAGAATAGCTCAATCTGGAGACACAGCACCAACTGTTGCTGACTCTGGCGATCATCAGATTGCATGGATCACAGCATTCTCTGGTGTCGATGGTACAACACCTGTTCTTCATTCTGCTGGTAGCGTTCTATCTTCAGCAGGTCAAACAGGCACAGCTACAGGATTTACCACATCAGTTGCTGATTGTTTGATTGTCCTGATCGGTACACATGCTGAAGATTTGAACGACGATGCTGCTTGTGCTGTTGCTAATGCTAATTTAACCTCTGTAACAGTTCGCAAAACATTCAACTCTACCGCTGGTAACGGTGGTTGTATGGTTTGTGCAACAGGTGTTAGAGCAGCAGCCGGAGCGATTGGTTCAACAACATTTGAATGGACCAACGACGCTGACGGACAACCAATCAGCAACGTTCAGGCAATGTTGGTTTTGGCATTGCAGGAAACTGTTGCATCGCCAACTGAAGTCTACGCAGTTGCAAGCGGGAATAGCAATTCCGGAGCAACATGGAACACTGGAACCGTTCCAACATCAACACAAGATGTTTATGCCAATGGATATACCGTCACAGTCAATGAGTCAACCTCTTGGAAGACAGTCAGAACCACTGCAGGAACAGTTGCATCTGCTGGAGGTACTTTCAATATTTCGAATGGTGTGACACTGACATTGACCGGATCTGGTAATAACGTCATCACTGGAACGACGACATGTATTACTTATGCCGGAACCTCTCCGAATCAAGCAACACTTGTTGGTAATGTGGTGGGTTCAGCGACGAACACTGCAGCCCATGGAGTGAATGTTTCCCAGACAGGAACATTCAATTTGATAGGAAATACTACAGGCGGATCAGCAGGTGGCTCTATCGGGGTTGTCTGGTCGAATGGAAACATTGTCGTTACCGGCAACGCGTATGGTGGTATTGGATCAGGATCAGAAGGGCTTCGCTGCCAAGGAACCGGATCATTGTTATTGAATGGTGATACAATTGGTACTCCGTTGGGTGGATCTACCACTACCGGAGTGCGGTTCACCACAAACGGTACTGCTACTATAAATGGTAATGCTACTGGTGGGGGTGTGAGTAGTACTCACGGTGTCAATTGGGGATCTGCTCTGTTGTTGACAGTGAATGGAAATGCGACAGGTGGAGGTGCTGATTTATCCACAGGAGTTGCAAATCTAGTAGGCGGCACAGTTGTCATTAACGGCAACGTCACTGGGGGGAGTAGTACCAGAGCATGGGGAGTGTATAATGCCGGTGCAGGCACAGTTACCGTGAACGGTAATGCAACAGGCGGAACCAACGCCACAGCATACGGAGCTAGCAACACAAGCAGTGGCACACTTGTAGTCAACGGTAAAGCAATATCCGCCACTGCTACTGGTGTGAATGGTTCTACAACCGGAACCACTCGTGTGGAGTCTATGGAAACAGGATCTTCCTGTATCGCACCAGTTGAGGGTAAAGTAGAGATGACCAACCTGTCTACTGCTAGTGCTATTGTTCGAAACGCAGCGTTGACGACACAAAACCTCACTGCAGGGTCTCCAAAGAGTGTATTCGCTCCTCCCACTATTTTTGGAGGTGTTGCATAATGGCTGAACGATGGGCAGTGGCAACAGGAAATGCCAACGCAACAGCAACATGGAATGGAGGAACCCTCCCTGCCATAGATGATGATGTCTATGCCAATGGGTTCACCGTGACCGTGAATGTAAACACGCATTGGAAAAATGCGTACACTCTGGCGGGGACTACAGCCGTTGCAGGTGGTGGTTTCACTTTGTCAAATGGGGTGACACTGACATTGAATAATGGCAACGGCGAAGCACGTGCGGGTAGCACGACTTGCGTTACCTTCGCCGGAACTACCGGTAACTCTGCGACGCTGATAGGGCATCCGATTGGATCAGCAACAACGGGCAGTCGCTACGGTGTCTCGAACACCAGCAGCGGGACGCTTAACATCACTGGTAATCCAACCGGAGGAGCGGCAGCGAGTGCTTTCGGCGTACTCAATAACTCTACTGGAACTGTGAACGTCACAGGAAACCCCTCGGCTGGAGCTGGGTCTGCTTCCGCAGGAACGAGAAATGCGTCAACAGGAACGCTGAACATCACAGGGACTGTCACAGGTAATGCGGCTGGGATGGCGGCATACTGGGCTAGTGGCGGCGGCACAGTGACTGGCACTGTCACTGGCGGCACCGCGAGCAGCACGTCAGGGTTGCAAAATGCCGGATCGGGCACAATTACTATAGTCGGCTCTGTTGTCGGTGGCTCGGCAGCAATTGCTATAGGTGCTCTCAATTCGTCCTCTGGAACTATCACAGTCACCGGCAACGCCACTGGTGGCAGCAACGCGACGGCCTACGGAGCTAGTAACACAGGAACAGGCACACTGACTGTAAATGGTAAGGCAATTTCCAATGTGGGTCCGGGTGTGAACAGTTCTGTTACTGGAAGTACAACAATCGCAAGTGCAGAGATGGGAACCAATCGAGTGTTCCCTTATGCAGGCAAGGTCGCTTTCATTGACTTGTCTGTGGCGACTCTTGGGGTCAGAGATTCAAGCGGAACACTCGTAACACTTTCCGCTGGTGGGGTCAAAAATGTGTTTCATCCTCCTTCAGTATTTGGGGCAACATAATGCGTCCAGCTATATTCAAAAAAGATACAACTTGGACGTGGGATATTCGTCTGTCGAATGCCTCAGGTGCTGTTAATGGTGATGCGAATCCTACTATCACCGTGTATAAGGCTGGTGTACCGACTGGTGAGTCTGTCACAGTCACAAAGCCTGCAGCAACAACTGGCTGGTATCAATGCTCATTTGATCCTGCCGGAGAGGCGGAACATGATGTGTATGGTTTCGCTGAAAATGTCACTATCAGCGGAGTGGCTCAACCCCCTTTTCACTGGCACGCTGTTGTTGTGTTGGCTGAACGTGGTAGCGACACTGCCCCAGCAACCCCAACAAACGTCTCTGATGCTCAGACGGCGATCCTCGCGAAGCTTCCTGCTGCATTGATCAGCGGGCGAATTGACGCAAGTGTTGGGGCCTATCAAAGCGGTCTCACTCCTCCTACTGTTACGCAGATCAGAACAGAGATTGACAGCAATTCGTCCGCACTACAGGCAATCGCGTCCAGTATCACTGCTCTGAATAACTTGTCTGCAAAGGCAAACATCTTCGGAAGTCTATTACTTGAAATCCCTGACAGCGGAAATCGAGTATACCTGTTTGAACTGGTTGTGAAAGACGATGAAGACAAACTGGTTGCTTTGGACTCAACACCATCATTAACTCTTGTTAATGCTTCAGGTACAGACCGTTCTGCTCTCATCACTGCAACAAGCACTATTGCTACGGGCCGATATGGAATCACCATCACTATTGCTTCGTCTTCAACAAACGAAACATTGAAACTTGCAGCTTCAGGAACAGTCAGCGGTGAAGCTCGGTTTGCTGTGATTATGCCACAGATTGTGGACTATGATTCGGCTACTCAGATTAATACAATTCTGACTCGTATTGGTATTCCTTCAGTAACGGTATCTAACGATATTGCTTCTGTAAGCACTAAAATCGGTACTCCTGTTACATCAGTTGCTGCAGATATTGCTGCAGTCAAAACGGATACAGGTAATCTTGTAACACGTATCACCTCTACTCTGTTCACAGGTATTACCTCTCTGGCTGACTGGGTTCGCCGAATCAGTCGGAAGGATGCAGGTACTGCAGGCATGACAACTGCTCAGACCGAAATCAACACTGGCGGCACTGCAACATTCGCTGGCACAACTGATTCTCTGGAAGCGATTAGTGACTCTGCTACTGCTGGTGCCGGTGATGCCTCACAGACCACATTACTACAGGTAAAAGCTAAAACAGATCTTATCGGAACAGCACAAGGCAACACTTCTCTAATAGCTGCTGCTGTTCTTGCTCCGGGAACTATTACAGGTTTCCCTTCAGAATTAATCATCGGTGACAGCTATGATGCTGACACAGGAGATATTGAGGTATCTATTCTTGACAGTGAAGGCGATCCGATTACGTCAATCGGTTCTCTGGCTCTTGTTGACGCTGACATTGAATTCATAGCCTACAGAACAGGCGATCCAGAATCAAAATGGATTACAGGAGTGTGTACCTATGCATCAAGCGTAGTTAGTATTATACTTCCTTCTTCAGAAACCTCTAAAGGCGTTCCAGAGTTTACTTACGAAGGTCGATTGAAATTCATCTGGATATCAGAAGACGCTCAAAAGACATTCAAAACAACACAATTTAAGTTTGTTGAAAATCCATGATAGCTCCTACAGCTAGCAAAGTCTCCTACAAACGTTTCTTCAAAGGTGGTGACGGTAAGTGTACACAGGAAGTGCCTGTACCTATCCGTAACGCTGACGTACTTGTAGGCTACGAATACAAACAATTCAATATTCCTCAACTTCTTAAGTCAATCCCTTACTACGATTGCTTCCAAGATGCTGAAGATTATTACTTCGATCTGGATGAAATGCATAAGTTCATCCAGTTCGTTATCAATGAAGTTGTCTTTCCTGAAGGTGAAAATACAGGTCTGCCGTTCATTCCTGAACCTTGGCAATGGGCAGTTTACTTCAACATCTTCTGTTGGAAGTCTAAGAAGACTAATTTCAGGCGATACTCTGAAGTATTCATTTACGTTCCTAGAAAGAATGGTAAGACTACAGCGTTTGGTTCAGTTCCAACCCTGTACATGTTTTACGTCGATAAGGAACAACGTAGTCAAAACTTTTGCTGTGCTGCAGACCTTGAACAAGCTTCTGTAAACTTCAGACACACGTCTTACATCATTGAGAACAATCCAAACCTTCTTAATCGTCTCAGACAGAACAAGGTAAACAGAAGCACTAAAAGCTTTGAGTATGCTAAAGATGGAAGCATGTTCAAAGTGCTCTCAGCTATTGCCGAAACAAAACACGGTCTGTCACCTAATTACGTTTACATCGACGAAGTTCATGCACACAAGAGCAGCGAACTGATTGACGTAATGATCACTGGTACGGCTGCACGTAGACAGTCTCTCACAATCTACACAACAACAGCAGACTACGACAGACCTTCAACATGTAATCAGTTATACGACAGAGCCATTTCCGTAGCTAAAGGTCAAACATCTGAACCATATTTCTTGCCAGTAATCTATGAAGCCCAAATAGATGATGATTTCCGAAAGGAATCAGTCTGGAGAAAAGCCAATCCTAATTACGGCGTAAGTATCTACGCTGACTACTTTGAGAAACAGATTAGAATCTGTGAGAATAATCCTGTTCTTCTTAACAGATTTCTTCGTCTGCATCTTAATGTACGCACAAAAACAGAAACAGTGTGGATTCCTAGTTGGGTATGGGCTAATGGAAACAACACCGAAACAGAACTACTACCTATTGACGAAATTAAGAATAGGTTGTATAATCACCGAAAGTGGCATAACTTTGCTGCATCTCCTGAATGGTTCTCAACTCCACAAGTAGATATCTATCTTTCTGAGTATCAAGCGTATTACACGTGGTACTTTAAGAAACTGGAAGAACTTGTTGAAGCCGAATGTTATGGCGGTTATGACAATACAAGTGTGAAAGACATTGCTTCATTCGTTTTGTACTTCCCGACACAGGGAATAGTTCTGCCGTGGTTCTGGGTTCCTGCTGAATCAATCTATCGTCGATCAGTTGAAGAGAGACTTCCTTACGATAGATGGTTTAAGTCAGGTCTTATCAATAATACTCCATTAGCTTCTATTTCAGAAAGGGATATTGCAAAGGCTCTTGTAGGTGATGGATCACACACAGGCATTTGCAACTATTTCAAAGGCTTACACCTAGTAACTTTCGACGCTTGGGGAAGCAACTTCATCTATGAGACACTTTACAATGCTGGTCTCAACTCAAAGAAATATCCTCAGAGTTATGTCGGAATGAACGGACCTTGCAGAAGATTAGAAGCTGCTGCAGAGAATAAAGAACTTTTCCACGGTACTAACCCTGTTCTTCGATGGATGATAGGTAACGTGTCTATCACCACCAACAACAACGATCAGATGAGACCTGCCAAAGATAAGTCAACAGACAAGATTGACGGTATCGTAGCTCTGCTTATGGCTATTGGCGGTTCCATGTATCATGGTCAGCAACTCATTACAGACATTCCGGGATTAAAAGATGTTTAACCTATTCAGGAAGAAATCACCTTTCACCCTAAAGGATGTTCTGAATGTTGCTACTTCAGCCTTAACAGGCAGAGACCTATACAGCTTCATGTGGCGATCAAAGAGACACAACGTAGACAGCAGTCTTTCATTGTCTGCTGTCTTCTGTGCTTTGAATCTGTACACAGGAAGTATTTCCAGCCTACCACGCACAGTCTATCGTATCGACGTAAACAGTGGTAAGCCTGACCGTCAACTACGTACAGACGAACATCCAGCAGTAAAAATCTTCCTGCATTACGCTAACCCTAATTACTCTGCAGATCAGATGATTGTTGACATTGTCAACGACAGGCTGATGTGGGGTAATTACTACGCTCTTAGAGAGTTTGATTCGCAGAATCGAACATTCAGAATTCACTACATTCATCCATCCAGAATTCCTCGTGGAAACATCTTCTATGCTGAAGGTACAGAATTACTCAGTACCAACAGACAAGCTTCCAGAGGCGAACTGATCTATAGGATTGAAACAGGCAATACTAAAGAAGATAGTAATCCTTCAGCATTACTTCTTCCAAGAGAGTACATGTTTCATATCCAGAGTGGTATTCCGGATAAGGCTAACCACAGAGGTTACGGTATTGTTGAGAACTCACAACGTTCATTCAACATGTACGAAAACTCTGAAGAGTATGGCGTACACTTCTTCAAGACAGGTCATAAGAGTCAGACATTCCTCAGCACAGAACAAAGACTTGCTCCAGATGTTCTCAGGCGTATCGAAGGTATCTTCGAAGAGAATCCCAATCAGGCAATGGCTGAGGCATTCAAGACCCGTGTACTTGAACAGGGTTTGAAGCCTATTAACACAGCTATTCCTCTTGAGCAGCTTCAGTTCATTCAGACCAGAGCATTTTCTGTTGAAGACATTGCACGCTGGTTTAACGTTCCTGTAGGTCTTCTTCATTCTCACATGGGTGGCGGTAAAGAAGCAAGTTCTGATCTGTCTCAACTGATTCACCTATTCATTCAGACTGGTCTACACCCAATGCTCAATAGCATCGGTAAGCAGATCAGGAATGAACTGATCCCACTAGGTAACCAACTCCAGTACAACTTCGAATTCAACCTAATCTATCTCTTCAGAACTATCATCAACGAATTCTCACAAGCGTTGAGAAACTTCTTTGAGATTGGTGTGATGGATAGAACAGCAATTGCTAATCTACTCGGTATGAGTATTGATCCGTCAGACGACAACAACACTCTTCGTTACGTCCCAGTAAACCTCATGACCGTAGACCATTCAATTGCTCTGCGGGATAAGGCTCTGATGGCTAACGATCTTCTGAGCGAACAGATCAGATCAGCAAAACTCGCTAATGACCATTTCGTTCCACCAGATCAGCAGGGAGATAGTTCAGATGCAGAGCCTGAATCAGATAGTCAGGACAATTCTCCGGATAATCCTAACATTGACAAACGGCTAAGAGTTGCAAAAAACTCATTTCGTGCTGTCATAAAAGGATTGCAGGACTACGAACTCAAAGTCTTCAATCAGAAGAAAGAAAAATACTCAGACGCAGCAGAACTGAAGACTTCAATGGCTCTCTTCCATGAGAAGTTCAGAGACACCATTACCAATGCTGTATGTGAGTACGAAAGTTTCATCACCGAAGTCAGCCCATTCACCTCTGTAAGCGATGTACTAAACACATGGTTTTCTTCTCAGTATTGTCTGACGGATAATGCTGAAGGACATTCACACTTTCTGGAACTACTTAAATGAAGACATACGTTCTCAACTACAGCAGTCGAGAGAATACGGCAACAGTTGTAAACGTAGATGGTAACACCATTGAACTTTACGACTACATCATCAGCCAGCGATACTACGAAGAACAACCGGGTATCACAGCTAATGAATTCCTTGATGCTCTCAACACCATGAAGGGTGATATCACTGTCCGCATCAACTCTCGTGGTGGTGAAGTTGGTAACGCTCTCAGCATCTACCAACGTCTGAGAGAACACAACGGTACAGTGAAATGTATTGTTGATGGTTACGCTTATTCATGTGCTTCGTGGATTCTGTTGGCAGGTGACGAGCGTACTATCAACATTGGTGGTCTTGTTATGGTCCACAATCCTATGATGTATCCTGAAATCAGAAAAGAATCTGATTTTGAGAATATCAGGAATCAGTGGACAGCACACAGAGACGCTATCAATGCAATCATCACTGATCGAACAGGTCTGCCTTCGGACACTGTTAAGAACATGATGGAGAATGAAACCTTCATGACAGCTAATCAGGCAATTGAGAATAAGTTCTGCAATTCTATTCAGGAGATTATTCGTCCAGTGAACTCTGCTGTACGTAATGCAATGCCTGAAGAAGTCA